TATGTCCACCATAAGCAATGGGAGCATTAGCCATTGTCCAAACAGTAGTCGGAGAAGTTACGTTAAAGTTAGCTCCTTGGATAGTTAAACCACCAGTCATGGTGTCACCAGTGATGTTTACGTATCTTACATCTCCAGTAGTTGAGGTTAAATACCCTGAGTCATTAGTAAACTCTGATACATTCGGAGGGTTTGCTAACCATACGGCCCAGTCAGGGTCGGACTCAGTGCTTATAAATCCATCTGGATTCGAAGCATTATACTTTAGGTCAAGCGCGTCTTGTAAGTCAGTTTGATTTGATAATGTACCAGTAATACTTCCCCATACAGCGGAATTAGGTATATCTATAAACATTAATGTTCCACTTCCGTTTGTTTGTAATATTTGAGTATTAGTTCCGTCACTACTAGGAAAAGAATAATCGCCTATTGTTAGTCCATTGGTATCTGTATCTTCAAAATTACCATCATAGCGATAAGCGTCTGTCCCTACGCTAAAAGCTCCTGCTGGCTGTTCTGGTCGCATGCTTCTAGTAATATCAATACTCGGAGCAGCTAAAATAGGGCTTGTTATAAGCAAACAAGCTATTAATCCTATAAATAATTTTGTTCTATTCAACTGCATATGTTGCTATTAATGTTTGTCCAGTAGCAGGTGCACCAACTGCATCAGTTAATAAAATCTGATTTGGTGGTACTTCAGTAAAATCAACTGTCGGGTCATAAGTATCAGGAAATTGAGTACCAACTAATAATATCTTACCTGAAACAAAATTTTCAGTTAATGTAAATAACTTTAATACTCCATTACATTGAGCTGTTAATCTATCTACTTGCATAGCTTGTTCGGTTATATTTACTGTGGCGTCTATTTTAGAATTAATGGATTGATCTGCAACACTACTATTAATACCATCACTAGCTACAGCTGAATCGATATTCTCGTCATCAACAGATGCTCCAATATCTTCTGGACTAACAGAACTTTTAATATTATTCTTCCCGACTGTAGCTGATATGTTGCAATTACCCATATTATCTCACAATACTTAATTCAACTCCTTCTGAACTAACACTAGCATCCATCCAAATACGGTCAAAGTTGTCAACAGGAAAATTATGACTATCTCCAGCAGCGATTACAAGATTTGTCGAACTACTAAATATTGAATTAGTTGAATCTACTCCAAGTGTTATATCGGCTGTATTACTCTTTTTTGCTTTAACCATAGCCAAACATCCTGGCGGTAAGGCTTTGTCAGGTAACTGTTCTGGTGTTCCAGCAGTAGTTATTACTTTTTGATTGGTATAAAAACCAGTAATCATGACATTTGTACTACTATTTGTAGTAAGCTGAACAAATGGTTCAACTGGTTTAATTTGACCTCTATCTTTTGCCATATTCTATTTTTTAGATTTTTTAAATATAGATTTTTTTACTTTTTTTGGTTCTTCTTTCTGTATCTTTTCTCGTCTTTCAACTGATTTACTCTTCACTTCTGGTGTTGGTTCTTCTTTTTTTACGTCTTTTGCACTCTCAGTTACTGCTCTTTTAGCAACTACAACTTCTTCTCCAAGGTATTTTTCATAATCAGGATAAGCGATATTATCACATGTGAATTGGCTACCTTTAAAATGAGTAATTGCATGTCTTTCGAAGTCTTCTAGTACGTGAAAGGTTTTTACTCCGTACCATACTGGTTTTAACATATTGATTTAATTATTTATTATATTATCCAAAAGGTTACTTGGATATTGTCTATTTAGCAGTTTAGCGTTAGGTTTTACACAATGACCTCCTATAGAGCCCTGTGGTGGGTCTAAAACATACCTTTGATACTGAAGCATGTCCATTTTATTATATAAATCGTTATAATCTTGATCCCAATCTTTAATAAGTTCGTAATCCATATCAAGATCGTTTGCTACTTCCTTGCTATAACGTGCAAATTCTATATTTAAACCGTATAGCGTAGTTGAGCGCAGTTTAAGGAACTCAGTCCATTCGGGTTTTTTTAAAGTTACTACTTTGTCTAATGTGTTTATAAAGAACTTTGTGACTAATTTATCCTCTCCACCAACCCAGCGCGTATGTAACTTAATACTTTTGGCTAGTTCGGGGTGTTTTCCTTCTACTGGACTGTGAATTGCACCTAATTTTCTGCATGTTCCTATCGGTACAGTTGAAAAAATAATAGTTGCTTTAGGTTTGTATTCTTTTTGATAAGCTTTTACTATACGAACAAAATCAACAGAATAAGGTATAGAAACCATTAAAATATTTATATTATTTCCTTTTGTTGTTCCTTCTCGTATATCAAAAATATAAATAGTGTTATCTTCTCCAAATACTTTGTAAAGAGCCTTTCCTACTTCTCCGTATCCTAATAAGATACATTTCATATAGCGTTTGTTTATTTTTTAGTGCTTGGTCAAGAGCCCCAAATAAATGAGGCTCTATCAAAAAACTAAACTTCTGATTGTGTTGGGTCAGCTGGGTCTGTAGTAATCATATCTACTATGTATGTTTTACTAGCAGCAGCAGCAGTGTTGAAGTTAACAGTGTTCTTTTCAATTGATTGTGTATCTGTAGTAACGGTTGGAGCTGTACCTTCACGAGTTCCATTACTTACTTTAGAACCAGTAGCAACACCTGCGTTCCCACCAATAGTATTGTAATTTAGTAACTTTTCTAGTCCAAACTTGTCTCCGATACCTACATCAAATGTAGCACCATCATTATCTTGCGCCGGAATACTTACTGAAACTACAGTTGCAAATGCTACTGATCCAGTAGAAGCGGTTGATTGATTAGCAATAATAGCAATCTCTTCTGAAACAACATCACCACGAATATCAGTACCAACAATTGTTACGTTGCCAGCTTTAACATCAGCAGTAGTACCGCCAGGAAGAACTGTTACATTACGTGCAAAATCAATAGCTTCATCAAAACTACTAAGAGTAGTAATTGACGCACTATCTGTAGCTTCTGCAGACAAAATAAAATTTGCTTCAGCTGCATGAGGATTCTGCCAGAACTGTCTAAATAAACCACCTTTGACTGCAATCACTTGACCCGTTTGGATTTTTCTTCCATTATCTTTACTCATATATAATTGAGTTATGAATTAAGGTCTAAGCAATAGCATTTGTGATTAAATAGCCAGAAATGTCTGAAGTAACAATTTCATCATCCATCATAGATACTTCAATAACTTCTTTGTCTTTTTTGTCTTCCATCCAAGTTTTTACTTGGAAGTTTCGACAACGTAGTGTGTATGCGTGAGCTGGTGTATCAATACTTCCATTAGCCGGAACGTAAGTCATTACTACATGTTTACCCCAAACGTCGGCAGTAGTAGTAGTAGCATGTCCTTTAATTGAAGTAATTTCAATAGCTGTAGGAATGATAACCTTCATGTTCCACAATACTGGTGGAAGGTCTCCGTTTACCAATAGGTCTGAGTGAGTATATTTAAGTACTTCACGAACACCATCATCACGTTTAATTACCTTAGCAACTGCTGCAGGGATAATAATAATGTTTGGTTCTTCACCAATTAAGCTTCGGATTGCTTCTTTACCTGTGTCTACATCTTTTTAAATAGAACCTACAAATCCTGAGTTATTCCATTGAGTTACCCCTGCTAGTGTAACACGTACAGCTGCATCATAATTACCAGTAGTGGTAAGCAATGAAGCTACACGTTTTTCTCTATCACGCATCAATAGATTCTTTACTAGACGAGTTTTTGAAGCTCGTAAATTAAGGATATTGTCTGCGTTGTCTCTTTGTCGTCTTGTGATATCTGCATTTAATGCATATTCTTCACATTGATAAGTGTTGTTCTTAGTAAGGTCAAATTCAACTTTACTTGATTCAGAACCATCAGCTCTAAGGGAGTTTGGTACACGCAAAGCGTTACCTCTATTCCATTTGAAATACTTGTCTGATTCTTTATTAACCTTGAGGACTGGCATTACTTGGTCAGCAACAAAACCCTCTGGAACGTAAGCGATTGACAGATTGGTCAATGCTGCATCAATATGGACTTTACTTGGTTGTAACATATTGTCAATTTAATTATTAAGGGTTTTATTAGCTAGCGTTGCCAGCAATTGCTGGACAATTAAGTAATACTGAAATGATCTGACCTTTTGCAGTAGCTGCTTCAAGAGCAAGACCAATATACATAGCACCCGCTGTGCCATCTTCTGAATCGTCAATCTTTCCATCAATAGAAGCATTATGAACTCTAGCACCTAGACCAATTGCTGCATAAGCTTCAACTAAAGCAACACCGTCCATCTGTACTGATACAGCTTCGCCACTAGACGCGCTGTGCGTGATAACACCAATTACTGGTGTATCAACTGATGAAGAAGCTGCTTGGAAGTCTACTGACCCTTCAGTACTAGAAAGTTGTACTACACGATGGGGAGCGACAAAGTCTTCTCCAGCTTTGAAGGTAAGTGTCTTACCCTCTGTTTTATATTGTTGAACCATATAAATGTTTAATTATTAAGGTTCAGCGTTTTATTCCTTGTTTATTTGTTTGCGATTGCGTCGTAAGCTTCAGTATATGTAACTTTATTAGTAGCTGCATATGACAAAACTTTTTCGTTTAACTCTTTAGACTCTTCATCTACTGGAGATGAACCGTCTCCTACATCTTCAGCACCAGTGTCTTTAACTTCACCATCACCATCCAGACCTTTTTCTGAAAAGTCGACTGCTTGTATTTTAGACCACAGTTCTTCAAATTGACTGATTTGTTTGTCTGATAAAGTCATCATAAAATTAACAACTTCTTCTTTACATTTCTTTGTAAAGCCATAGCTAATACCTGTACTCTCGGTCAACATCATTTTTTCTGATTTCTCAGATAGATCACGTTTCTTAAGTTCAGCAAGAGCTATATCAGCTTTTGACTTTGTTTCGTTTAACTTCTTTTTTACTTCTGCTAATTCAGGAGAATCACCTGCTTCTTCTTCACCTGCTTCTTCTTCAGCTGCTTCTTCTTCATCTACTTCTTCTTCAGCTGCTTCTTCTTCATCTACTTCTTCTTCAGCTGCTTCTTCTTCAGCTACTACTTCTTCTGGTTTAGCAGCTTCAGTTTCTACATCAGCTTTTACTTCTTCTTTCTCTGTGTCTTCTAACTCGTCAAACATTTTATTTAATGTTTCTTTTTCAGACAAAGACACTACCTTTTGAGTCTTCAGCTGAGATAGAAAATGCTTAAATGCATTCATACTCGTATTCTTATTTATTAAGTTTGTTTCGCTAAAGGTTGGCATCATACCCTTAATTACAGGGCGATTTGTTAAAGCCAAACCTCTTATTACGTTTTTAAATGTTTTTTTTGCTTTACCAACAAATGTTTCAAACACGTGCTGGATCTCTATACTGAAATATTTAACTGCTCCAGTTTCTACTAAGTCCTTGCCTTTAGGTGTAAATTTATGTAGCTTAGCGAATAAACTATATTGTCCTTCAAGTTTAGTACTAGATGCTACAAACATTGATGCTGGGACTATCCAACCTAATGCAATTGATTCAGGATCATGGTTTAAATCTACAGCAATTTCAGTTCCTACAACATCCTCATTGAAATTACTTGCCATTTGTTCTAAATCTTTCTTGCTGTATTCAAAATCACCATAGCGACTGTCTGTCTGTTTAGCTGTAGTAATCAACTCAAAATTAGCATTCTCTTTAAAATCAGCAAATTGCTTGACTATTCTAATTACTTTTTGATCGTTCTCGAACTTCATACTATTTTCTTAAATATTATATTAATTTCAGGCTCTACTTTTTCTTTCATAACTCTTGGATCTAGTATCACCTTAACTTGAAATCTGTTCTTCTCCATGTCTTCGATTAGTGTTTTTTGGGTAAATCCATTTTTATGATATTCCCCGTTATTCCATTGTCCTCCGTATATACATTTAATAAACCAACCCCAAGCACCTTCTTCATTCTCTATAAGTAATTCAAAGTATCTTTTTAGGTCTGGCACTCTAACGTGTAATATTCCATCATCTTTTAATACTCTATGCCAATCTCTTAATACAACACGCAACTCTCTAAAGCTGAAATGCTCTAATAAGTGACTGGCTAATATTTCATCGACTGATTTGTCTTTATAAGGTAATGGATTTAACAGGTCATGCTTCAAGTCGCATTCTACATTCTTATCTATATTCACATAACCATCTAAAATAACGACTGCACAACCAAGATTAAGCTTCATCTTTTTTTGTTACAGTGCTAATAACACCTTTAATTACTTTTTTTTCACTTGCTTTACTACTGTATTGCGCATCTGGAATATCTTCACCTTTAATACCCTCACTCTTAATAGCTTCATCTATATCTTTATCAAATTTTTCTTTATCCTCATCCGTCATTTCCGGTTCTTCCGGTTCAGGCAATCTTTCAGTCTTAAGTGTCATTAAAATGCCGTCCTGCGTGTAATTCATGTAAGGAATAATCTTAAACCCGTGTTGTGTGCATAATTCTTCGTATTCTTCTATAAATACTTTTGATAGTTTCTCATCTTTGGTTACTTGTTTTCTAAAAATCTTTTGTACTTTGTCAAATGCTTTCATAGCGTTATTTTATTTATAATGTTTCTTTTAATACTTTATGACATCTTTTACATTCAACAAACGGATAACCTGAACAATATAAAACTCTTTGTTTATGAATACATAATGTGTGTTTTAATGTTATCCAAATTTTTGCTAATTTCATATATTATTTAATTTAATTAATTATATCTCTAATATAATCTAAACTTACATTACCATATTCTACAGCTTCAATTATCTCGTTTAATACCGCTTTTAATTCATCAGTCATAGCATTTTTATTTTTTTTTAACCATATAAACAATAATAATAGCAAATGAACCAATAAACAGAATACTAGATAAAACTAAATCGATTATAAAATATTCGCTCATATATTATTCTTTAAGAAATTCAGACCGTTGTTGCTCTGCCAAAGATTCCTCTTCTTCTCTATTGGCTAACAATATCGGATATAGATATTCAAATGAATTATGATGACTACCAAGACCACCAGAACTGTTTACGTTATTCTTAACACCAGTCTTCTCATTAAACTGTTGAGCTGTTAATATCATAAATAGAAGTCCAGCTGTAATCCCTTTAGGACTAATATCAGCCATTTTGCTTGGTGGGACTAATACTTTGAAATGTTTAATACCTTGACTCTGGGCATCATCTGTAATAATAGATCTAAATAAACCACGTGGATGAGCAGTAACAGATAGATTAAATACGTTTCTATTAAAACTTATCTTGCTTATTTGATCTTTAGATAGCCGTAAACTGACCTCTTGAGTGATATTATCATGAACATTCTCAAAGATACGACGCCCTTCGTTAAATACAACAGCGTTCATATTGCTGATGTGTCCTGCCATAAATGACTTGATTTGAGGTGTAGCTATAATTAATGTAGCTGCTAATTCACGCTTATCATCAAGTATTTGAGTTGTTAGGATAGCTTCTTTAGCAATATTCTTCATCATCCTAGCTGACATTGCACTACCTGATACACGCCTTTGAAACTTTTTCATTATGTCATTGATTCCTGATTTCATCTCATTAACCAATCTAAAATTCCTTTTAAGTGATACTACTTTATTAATATCTTTAGTTTTTGCATTCTCAATCTTCTTTGTTAGAAATACTTTTAACTGAGATTCTGTCTTTTTAAGCTCATCTTCAAACAGTTTTTGATTTTCAGTTATAATAACTTCCGATTTGTCTATTGAATCTAAAAATGCTTTTTCTCTTCCTGTCATACTTTTATCACTTAATTCTAAATGTTCATTAAGAGCTTCTTGCACCTCATTCTCTGGAGGAACTAATGTTTCATCAACATCTGGAGCTTCTACTGATTCTTCCTCTTCAGCATCTTCTGGAATGTCAGGTAAGTTAAGATTATTACGTACAAATCGTTTAAGCTCATCATCAACTGTTAATAAACCGGCCATTACTAAATTATTAAGAGTAACCGCAAAAGCTTCTGAATCTATAGCTCCTATATTTGTTACTTGTAATTGTGGAAAATCTTCTGTATCTGGCCAATTAAGTAAGATTAGTTCTTTTATAGCATCATTAACAACTTCTCTAATATCTTCTGAGATAGCTCTTAATCCTAACTCAAAGAAGTCACTTTGATCTTTACTTAATGCAAATGAACCACTGCTACTACCTAGATCCAAGAAAGGAGCAAGTATATTCATTGATATCATTCTGTTGTGATGTTCTATACCATCTTGAATTGACTGAGATTTAGGATCACCCTCTGGGGTTATAATTTTAAAATTCATTCCTCCATTTTCAGGATTTCCTGGGGTAACTAAGTATGATGTCTCATTACCTCTAAAATTTTTAGCTAACTCTTCTGCTTTGTCACGATCTTCATCTGAATTATTCTCGCCTAATTGTACCCAAGGTGTACCAATACCATAGCGTTCTGCACTAATACCTTGTATTTTATATAAAGTGTCTTTAAACCACCAATGTTTATAAGCTGCTCGTAAGGCTGAAATTCCTTCATAGTTATCACCCTCACGTTGGTAACTAAATAATAATAACTTACCCATTGGGGTAAATGGTTGAAATTCTTTTACATCTTCTGGATTAGGTAATTGTTGTAATGCTCCAGCTTCTGTATCAGCATCATTTGACCATTTATAATGAGCTGTTTGTTGTCTATCACCCCATTTTACCCAAACAATCTGTCCTTTATCATTCAATCCGTATACTTTTTCTAAATATTTAAATCCAAAATCTAAAAATGTTAGTATTAAACCAAGTTGTTTCTTCCATTTCAAGTCTTTCATTAGATTCTTTTCAATGAAGGCTGCCTGTTCGATAGCTAAATTTTCATCAACATCATCACCTTTTGCTGGCTCTATAAACCATTTAGCTGACTTTAATGGCAATTTAATAGCTTGCAAACTCGCATATATCTGAGCGTCATTCTTTCTCATCTTATCGTAAGTCTTGATTCCGTTGATACCTCTCAAATCAGGATTAAACTCCTCAGATAAAAACCCAGAGAATAATTCAGTTCCAGGAGCACCTAATTCTTTACCCAATAATCTAGTCTTTGGTTCTTTGAATCTTTTTACAACGTCGTTTATAAAGCTCATATTAAAAATTTTTGTTCATAAGATTATCTGTTAATGTTTTCCCCTCTGATGGGTTAGATACTTTATCCCAATTGATATCATGTCCTATTAACCTTTCAATTACCATTATAAATGCATCTACCAGGTCATCATGAGCTGCTAATGGAAATTGTACTAATTGGTCAATTAAAGCTTGTACCCATTGAGAATTCTTATTAAATAATATATCACCTCGCTCGATATATGGCTGAATAGCTAATAGTCTTGTTACTTTATCCTTGATATGAACTACTCCTCTTGTTGGTATGTAAATACCTTGTAATCCATCAACTGTTTGTTTTAACGCTTCCTGATAAGCATTAGTTTCTATAGCAAATTCTACTGTATCCCATATTCTATGCTTCTCTGCTATCTGATTAGCTTGTTTTATCATTGAACATTTGTCTTGCCAAGCGTCTGGTATATATATCTTTTTATCTCTTTTATCACGTTGTCCAATAACTGCCGCTGAAAAATCTGATGTTTCTTTCTCTTTTATAGCTGGATCAAATGCTCCTTTACAGATAGTCCATTGTTTTAATGGTAATTTATCATAATACTTGATCCATTCTGGTTTAATAATCCTTTCTTTATCACTCATCGGCTGTAATAAGTACTCCTGGGCAAAGATTAAACTACCTTTATCATCCTTAATCTGCTCTATACTTGTCTTTTTATCCTCTTTGTTAACAATACTTTTGTTATACTCGTCAGCTTCTTCTTTAGTCCAAAAGTGTCTGTCTGGCCAAGCTAACTTAGTTTTACCAAGATCATGGATAGGAACTTGATTGTAATCCCATATAGGATCTTTCTTTAAACGAGCCATAACACAATCGAAATGGATCATATTACCAATGACTACAGCCTTTCCATACTCCTGATTAATACCAGATAATACTTCAGCTTTTAAGTAATTATATGTTTTATCCCGTTGTTCTAAGTTCTTTACTGAGTCCAAACTGTCTAAATCGTCTGCAATATATAAATCTGGTCTATATTCTAAATGTCTAAGTCCACGAATCTTTTCACCCTTACCTCTTCCGATGACACGAATGTTATTCTCTGTTATAAAATCCTTTACTGTCTTGGTTTTTGATGCTTCTGCCCAAACTCTACGCTCTTTATAGAGCTGTCCAAAGTCATTTATTAGTATTTGATTGGTCTCTAGCGCATTAATCAATGCGCTTAATAATATAGTTACTTGAAAACCGGTCTCTGATCCAACGATTATAAAGTGTCGTTTTTCATAGCAAATACACCATAAAACGAACATTAGTGTTACTATCGTTGACTTTGCTGACTCACGAAAATCACATTCAGCTATTCTAAGTAAGTCATCATCTAGTAATCTTATTCCTAAATCTTTTTGAAAAGGGGCTGATTTAAATTTAAAATAACTTGATAAATAAATATAACCGAATGCCAGTAATGACTGACTTCCAGCTTCTTTTCTAAGCGCTTTGTCTTTGATTATATCCTGCCATTCCATTTTGAGTTGTAAATAGCGTCTAGATTTTAATAACTCCCTTAACCCTTAACATAATCGAGGGTCGATACTCAATTAATTAAGGGTTAGCTTCATTACCTAAAGAAAATATGAACTAACTTTAGCTAAGGGTTAAAGGAATTATTTCTTTTGATGTTCTTTAATCTGATTCTTTTATAGTTTCTTCAATATTTTTATCAATATCTTTAGGTATTTCTTCAACCTTAGTCAATCCCTGTTTTTCCAATACTGCCATCATTTCATCATATTTCTTATCTGATACAGCATGAGTTTCAACTGGACCACCACTAGGACCAGTAGTTTCATTTAATCTAGGCAATACAGTTCCAGCTAATTTAAGTAATAATCCATCATGTAAACTTCTATCGCTATCAGTCATATCAACTCTAGGCTTTTCTAATATTGTTTTAATTTTATTCAAAGTTAACGATCTCACTTCAGCAGCGAGTTTTCTATCTTGCAAACTTTTACCACCCTTATTACCTATCATACTAAACTGAGTTATTTATTTAAACTTAAATACTTTAAACTGAATGCGCGATGTTTTAATATGTTTGCTAATTCCATTATCAATGGAGCCATATAGGGACTTACGACCCTTGTATATTTAAATATATATTGATTAGCTATATACCTAGCAACATTTTTTACGTTACACTCAATCAAGACACATTCAGATTAAAATACATAATACGCTTAACCCTCAACTGATTAAATATGGGGCTTTCACCAAGATAGTTATGGAAATTCATAACACCGTACCATAATTAGTCTATTCAATCATTGATAAGAACAGCACGATCATATCAACTGTTGAGAGCTTCTGTGCGGTGCTTAAGTTCAGTTTAACGACAACTGGCGAGGCGAATCATTACTCTCTTGCAATATCTTATGTTCTAGCAAAATAAAAAACACTACTAAAAGTACTTATTAAATTTTATTATGCGACAATTTATAAAAATTTATTTAGGAAAGGTGGTAACCATTTAAAAAGTAATAAAGTTATTCTAAGAAAATAGAGACCGTTTTACTCGCTAAAATAAGAAAATTAAGGCTTGATTTAATGTGTATTCCCTTTTTCTTTTTTAAAATTTAACCTTTCCAATTATATTATACACCCTTTATATGAATATGTACATACCCCGGGTGTTAATAAGGTGTTAACAACTAGGGGTGTACAAAATTTATATTATAATATATTATACTAATAGTTAATAAATAAATAAGCAAAAAAATAAATATATGAAAAAAGGTAAAAACTTCAGAGGAACACATTACTATCACTTAGAAAGGTCGGAAAAAGAGGTACTTTATACAATCCTATTTATATGGATTGGTATGACTATATTTGCCTTTACTTATTAATAATAAAAGACTTATGACATTAAACAAAGATTTCTTTTTGCAATTACAAGTTAGACTGTCAGCAAAAAAACGATTCGATCGGCTAAGAAAAGAAGAAGGTCTTCCGGCTACCTTAATGCTAGAAACCTTGATGGATGTATTTAAAAATAGAATTAAATAAAAATACATGTGTGAATTAGACCCTATAGCTTGTGCTAGATTAGTAAGAAAAGCAGTTGAAGATTCACTCTATCCACCGAGATTAAATTCTTATCATCCAGCAGAATGTAAAAGAACTAGAAAAAATAACATAGACTTCGCAATCAATAGTAAATTGCTTCATCATTTTTGTGATATATTTGATGTAGATTATACAAAAATACAACGAGCAATTATAAATAATAATAAACTCTAATATGCTAATAAAACAATTAGACAAAAAAGTAACAAAATACTATTCAAATCAGATAGACTTATGCTTGATGCAGCCATGTCTGGTAGCAAACTTTCATTAGACAGAGCAATAAACGAATTGAGTTCCCAATATGATTACAGCGAGTTTAATCATAAATTCAATATTGTGTTATAACAAAGTGTTAGTAACTAAATGTACATTTAATTTAAACTTGTTATAATAAATATATTAAAATCATTGTATGCTAAAAACATCAAACATAATTAAAGAACCCATTTTTAGGCGAGACAGCATAAAATCTGTCGAGGATTGTTTGATATCCTTTAGCACGCCTAAAAGTGGGCTTTTTGTTTAGTAAAAATAAATATGGATAACGGTTGGATAAAAATACATAGAAAAATATTAACTTGGGAATGGTATCACGACCATAATACTACCCGCTTATTTTTTCATTTACTTTTAATAGCTAATCATAAAGATAATCAATGGCAAGGTGTATTAATTAAACGTGGACAATTAGTAACTGGCCTAGACAGTTTAGCTAAAAATACTACCATTTCTAGACAATCATTACGCACTTCACTAGAAAAGCTAAAATCAACAGGCGAACTAACAAGCAAATCAACAAACAAATATCGTATTATAACCCTTATAAACTATGATGAATATCAGATGAATGACAAGGGACTAACACTCAAACCAACACTCAAATCAACACCCAACCAACACTCAACCAACACTCAACCAACAGCAAACAATAATGTAAAGAATGAAAAGAATGAAAAGAATATATATAAAGACTTTAATTATTTTACGAATAAACCATTTAAAGACAAATATGATGACTATCTAGAAATGAGAATTGCTAAAAAGAAAAAACCAACAGAATTAGCAGAAAAGATGGTACTCAAGAAACTGCACGAATACACATTATCTGATGCTATTCAGATGCTAAACAATGCAATCATTAATAACTGGACAGGTGTGTTTCCTTTAAATGGTGGTAGAACACTAAAGCAACTAGAGTTTGAAAAGACCAAGCAAGTGGAAGCTGTAAGTTATGAGGATAGACGAGGAACTAAGGGACACATGGAAAGCCTAAATAAACTATTAGATGTTAAAAAGAACTTATAATATGTGGAAAGACAAAATAAATAAAGTAAATTGCCAAAACTGCTTACAGTTGATGAAAGAAATGCCAGATAATTGTGTTGATTTGGTTTTAACCGACCCTCCCTATGGTATTAATTATCAAAGTAATATGAGAGTAATGTCTAAAAAGTTTGATAAATTAGAAAATGATGATAATGAGTTTAGATTTAAAACTTATCCAGAGTTTTATAGGTTGATGAAAGATGATACGGTTGCTGTCGTTTTTTGTTCATTCAAAAACTATGCGTATGACTATATAGAGTTGGATAAATATTTTGATATTAAGAACGCTATTATTTGGTTTAAAGGTGGTGGTGGTATAGGAGATTTAAAACATAGTCTGTCAACAGACTATGAAATTGGGTTAGTTTGTCATAAAGGAAAAAAACAAATAAATGGCAAAAGAGAGGGTAGTGTGTGGAAAATAAATAAAGTTCCGCCAGATCAAATGTTTCATCCAACTGAAAAACCAAACGAACTATTAAAAAAGTTCTTATTACAGTTCAGTCTAGAAGGAAATTTAATATTTGACCCATTTATGGGAAGCTGGACCACCGCAGTAGCTTGTCAAAACCTAGACCGTAACTTTATAGGAGCCGAACTATCAGAAGAATATTGTGAGGTAGGACTACAGAGATTAAGACAACAGAAATTAATCTAAAATAATATGAACAAAATAGTATTACTAAAAGTTAGAGACCTCCCCACTGAGGAGAACATTGAGCCTAATAAGGATTATAGGATTACTCTTATTGCTCAAAGAAAGAGGGATACCAGTTTAAATGGATTTGTTATGAGTGTGGTATTATTTATAAAAAGAGAGCTAAGGAAGTTGATTTAGAGAAATAAAATAACAAATAAAAATTATGAAATTAAAAATCGGAAAAATTAGAAGAACTTGGTTTGGATTAGTTAATCATCATATTGAATTATTTACCATTGATGAAAGAACTGGTTTAAAAGACAGATGGTTTGAAATTTTATGTGACGATGAATTGATTATTGAAAAAGATACAATTAAACATATAATAAGAATTGATCTAGAAAGTGAAGAGAACAAAGTAAAACAAGCAATTAAATTATTAGAAGATAAAAATATTTTAGAAGATGGTAAAATTTTAATAACTAAAAAATAAATTATGATGAAGTACAAAAACATTGTAGCTAAAAAAACTTACACAGACAAAAGCGGGGTAGAAAATATATCTTGGAATAAAGTGGGTGTATTAAAAGAAACAGAAGATGGTAAACAATTTATTGAAATATTTGCTATCGGAGAGTTTTATGTATTTGAAGACAAACCTAAAGAAGCTAAGAAAGATGATTACTCACAACCAGAACCAGTAGATGATTACTCGCAACCGGATCCTCTGTCAGACTCATCTGGTGATGTAAAAGCGATTGACTATCCAGTTGTAGATGAAGAAATTTCAGTGGAAGATATTCCGTTTTAAACATATTAATATGTTAACAAACTGTGTATAAAAGGGTATGTACAAATATTATATTATAATATATAATACTAATAGCTAACAAATAAGAGGTCTAAAAAATAATTACAAATCTATGAGTAATAAAGAACAAGAGCAATATAACAAATCAATTGAGGTATGTAAAATTCTAGAAAAACTAAGTGACAGCAACGCAGATATTTACAACGCAGTTAAAGAAATTGAAGAAATTTATAAAAAATAATCACCAAATAAGGGGTGGGGAGTTTATGTGATTATTCTCCTCTCCTTATTTGAAAAAAAACATATGAGATTCAAACAACTACAAATCCAAATAGAACATTGCTTAGAAAGATATCCTGATACACGTAACAACGATATCAATCTAACTATACAAGTCTGGTCATCATTTTATGCTGGTCTAATTCACAAAGGTGGATGGTTATTACTTGAGAATTTACATGAACTACCAACCCAAGACGCCATTCGTAGAATAAGAGCTGTTATTCAAAATGATAAAAAGAAGTTTTTACCAACAAATGCAAGAGTTGCTAAAAAAAGAGGTTAGCAAGAAGAAGATTGGAGAAAATATCTTGGTTTAAATCCAGAAATGAGAAAGGTAGATTATCCATATGAAACATAATAATTAATAGATTATAATATGAAAAAAGATGCTATCATAGGGTTTCTATCAAATTATGATAAGGAGGAAGTTGAAAACTTTGCTTCATATATAATTAGATTGACCTTAGAAAAAGATCGAAAGACTAACAAACTAAAACACCAATGGATACAAAATAAAACAGAAGAGGAAATGGCTGGGTTATATAGACGAGTGGCAAAAGATGGCTTGGTTTTTGATGGTATTCATATAACTTTACAATCTACTGGTATTAGTTATGACTATATTGCATACAAAAATAAAATGCTTTTAGCATATCCAGACACAAAAATTTCTGTAAATTTAGTTTATGAAGGTGATGATTTTTCAGTATCAGATGAAAGTGGAAGTATAATGTATCACCATAACATAATTAATCCTTTAGAACAAAGTGAAGCTAAGGTAACCGGTGGTTATTGTGTAATTAAAAATAAAAGAGGTGAATTTTTAACACTCTTATCAAAAACAGATATAGACAAACATAGAAAAGTAGCCCGAACCGATTATATTTGGAAGCAGTGGTTTAAGGAAATGGCAATGAAGACGATCGTTAAAAAAGCGTGTAAACAACATTTCTCAGATATATATGAAAACATAGAAAAGCAAGACAATGATAATTATGAACTAAAAAATCCTTTAGATCTTGATATTAAAGTAAAACAAGAAATTGATGCACTTGGGAGTTTAGAAGAATTAAAAAAGTATTATTTAGCTAACAAAGGCCAGGGAAAAGAATTTGACGCTTATATATTATTAAAGAAAAAAGAATATGAAAATCCACAAAGTTAAACAATTATCAGAAGAATGGTTTGCAATAAGAAAAGGTAAAATGACTGCCTCACATGCTCAAGCGATAAGCGCTTGTGGGAAAGGATTGGATAGTTATGCTATGCAACTTATGAGCGACTTTTATGAAATAGTATCAGAAGAGTCTTACACAAATGGACAAATGGAAAGGGGTATAGAGTTAGAAGATCAAGCAAGATCAATTTATGAAATGACGAATAATGTTAAAATCGAAGAAGTTGGGTTTATCGAAAAAGATAAATATAGTGGCTGTTCGCCAGATGGATTAGTTGGTGAAGACGGTGGTTTAGAAATTAAATGTCATAACAATCTTAAACATTTTACACTTTTACAAAATGAAAAAATAGAAAGTGGTTACTTATGGCAAATACAAATGAATCTTTTGATAACTGGAAGAAAATGGTGGGACTACATTGGATATAATCCAAATTTTTCAACCAATATATTCATTCAGAGAGTATTACCGGATGAAGAAAAGTTTAAAAAACTATTAATTGGATTAGAGGCCGGAGAAGAAAAAATTAAATTAATTCAAAAGAATATAAAAATCTAATATGGAAAACATAAGTATAGACAAGTTTAATCCGCTAAAAGCAGAAGTTATTGAGTTATTAGAAAACTTAAAAAATACTGTTATCGCTATACCTAGTGGTATTACTGGATATGAATTGATGAAAGAAAATAAGAAGGCTTTGCAAGATAAAAGAATAGACATTACTAAGATTTTAAAAGCTGAAAGATCAAATGCTTTAGCTTTTCAAAAAGGTATTATTATAGTCGAAAAAGATTTATTAGCTTTGATATCACCAGAAGAAACAAGATTAGACGATGCAATTAAAAAAATAGATGACGCAGAAAAGAGAGAAGCGAGAATGGAAATATTACCAGAGCGTAAGGAAAAACTAAAAAGAATAGAAGTGAAATTAAGTGATGATGAAATTCTTAATATGGACGAAAAAGAATTTGCTGTATTCTTTACAGATAAGAAAATGGAATATCTTGAAGCAAAGCAAGTTAAGATTGATGATGAAAATAGAAAAATACAAGAAGCAAAAGATAAAGAAGCTTTAGATAAAAAACATCAAGAAGATATTGATGCTGCCAAGATAGAAGCTGCTGCAACTGCTACTAAAGAAGCTAAAGAAAAAGCTGAAAAATTAAAACAAGAAGATCTAGAAAACGTAAAGAGAGAGGCTGAAGAAACACAACGTGCTAAAGATGATTTAGAAAAACGTAAAAAGTATGTAGAATTTAGAGAAAGTCATGGTTATACTGAAGAAACAAAAGACGAATTTATAGAAAAGAATGAAGGTGATAAAATAGTTTTATTTAAGAAGGTTGGGGAATTTAAAATAAAGAAGTAGTATTTAGTTTATTTCTGGCTACGGCTAGAAATATTGTTAGACAACAAGGCTGTCTGTGGCTGGCTAAAACCAGTCACCGGCTCGGTTGCTGATGAGACATAATATAGGGGAAATATGCGTTAACAGGTATTTCCCTAATAAAAAATTATAAATTGATATAAAGTCCACTAAGGATAGTTTTGACCAAAGATAGGTATTATTACACAAAATGATCTTAACTAGTCTTAGAAGTCCATTTAATGAACATAACGAGCAATTAATATGACTACTCCGGAGAAAAAAGTGCTAGATAAGCTTTGGCAAAAAATTATTCACGCCAGAGACGAAGAATGTCAAGTTTGCCATAAGACACAAGGTTGCAATGGACATCATATATTTTCAAGAAGTAGAATGAATACAAGATATGATTTAGAAAATGGTATTTTACTTTGTACTGGTCATCATGTTATGTCAAATTTGATGTCAGCGCATAAAGCACCAAGAGCATTTTTTACATGGCTAGAGAAGTTTATGGGGCAAAAGAAATTAAATAATTTAGAAATAAGAAGTCAGATGATTGCAAAAAATATGGATTATAAATTAATTAAACTTTATTTAGAAAATGAATTAAAAAAATATGCCTAAAGAAAATATCTTTCAATGCCAAGTAATTATTGAAAAAGTTCAAACATTGGTTGACGGTGGACTTAAAATATCATTGACGACTCCAATATTTAGTTCATCAGTAGAAACAGTTAAATTATTCGAATTAAAAAATAAACAAATATGGGCAGCATTTGCTGATGTATCAATTGAAAAAGAGAATTTAGTAATCCCAGAAGTTGTAGAAGAATTTAAGAATGAGAAATCGCCAAGTCAACGATTAAGAAATACTTTATTTGTTCTACATACAAAACGAGGAAGGAAACCTGAAGATTTCGAAGTGTATAGAAAACAAAAAATGGAAATATTTATTTCACGTGTTAAAGATGAAATATCAAAATATGACTAAAATAAACAATATACCGGAAGAACCTAGAAATATAGAGGATGATTATATTGATTATAAAGACCAATGTGTTAATAATTTGAATTATGAAAACTCCACGCAACAAGTTTAAGAAGAAACTAAGATACCACTTCAAGAACAGACTTGTTGCTTGGATAGCAGATATTTATTATAAATTAAGATAAAAGTATGACAAAAAAACAAATTGCAAAACCAACTGCAAGACCAAAGTTATCAAAAGAACAAAAGGAGTTTTATATTGCAGAACAAATACAAATTAATGCCGAATATCAAGAATATCATAGGCATATAGCTGAATCAAAAAAATTTGAATGTTTGGTGTGTGCGAAAGTAGGTAATCGCTAGTGTATATTATCTAGGAGTTATAATCTAAAGAATAATTCTACCACCCAACATCTAGAGTTTAATTAACAAAAAATGTGTATGAAAAATTGTGAACACGACTTTAAATATTCTCATACAGAATCTCCAGGAGGAACTTATAGTTCTGTTCCGCCAGACGTTGATGTGATGGTTTGTAGAAAATGTGGACTTTTAATAAGACAAACTAAATAACTAATTAACACCACCTAAAGCCAAAATAGTTTTAGATGGCAAAAATAAAAATATGAAAAAAACTAAATGGCTAAGATTTAAACTTTGGACTTACAGAGTTTTATCAGCCGAAAAGCAAAATCG